TCAAGCGAACCTACGATACGGACGGCTTTATCTACCGTCATAAACTGCTTATTGAGTTGGTTGATGTAATGGAAAGATTTTTTAAGGAACTCCGCCATCAAATCCTGCCTGTATGCGGGTCTGGCGGCTCCACCGGCGCTTCTTTCCCTTACCGAGGTGGCTGATTCCTCACCTGACTGCATAAAACCTTTCTTTAAGTCGGTAACACCGGATTTTTCCTGTAATTGTTTGTCAATCCTCTGGTCAATAAGATAAAGTTCACTCGAAGCCGCCCCGCCGCCGGTCATTACCTTCATTTTTCCTTCGACGGTATCCCCGTTAAAGAGGACTATGGTCTGGTCTCCCCTCTGGATGTGTTCTATTTCCTCTTCTTGGACGTTTCCTTTAGCGCAGGCGACATAGACTTTGGAATTTTCCTGTGCGTTTCTAAGTTGAAGGTTACAGATGACGTTTTTCTGGTCGGCAATCTGTTTATAAGTCTCAACGTCAGTGAGGGCAAACATAGAATCGGGTAACTCGTTGAACTGAAGTATCTGTATCGGAAAACCTTCAGCCTTGATGACCCATTCATTGACCCTTAAAGGCTTGGGTTGTTCATCGGTGAGTAATAAAATCCAACCCTTCTTGCCTTCACGGGCTTCTTTCTTGGAAGGACGGAGGAAAATCTCGTAGACCTGGACGAACTTTGATTCTTTGGAGTCTTTAAAACCTTTGTCGGCGAACTCTATCATCGCCCGGCGTGCTGCATTGATGCGGGCATAGTCCCGGGCCCCTGCAGTCTTTAAAAGATTCTGACTTGCAGTCCCTATCCCTTCCCCGTAACCTGTCTTTCCTTTGACTAATTTCTTATCGACGTCTAACTTATCGTCTTCGATTAAATCGTCATAAGGAACGTCTATAATACGTCCTACCCAACGTGCCTCGTCGATGTTAGCCATATTCACGGCGGGGTCTTTAATAAAACGTAACGGCGAAATCCTCTTTACGAAGACCCTGTCGTTTTTAATGACTAAAGACTGCTCCTCGGTAAAACCGAAGTCCCCTTTGTATCCGTGCCACATAGCCCCGTAAGGAAACAGAAGGGCATCCAGCAATATCTTCCGGCACTCTTTTTTGAAATCTATTTCGTTGATGATGTAATTTAAAATATCTTCCTGGGTCTTTGCGGACTTTGACGAATCAAGTTCGACCTCTTCCATAGAACCTGATATTGGATTCCTGCGTTTGGCGATAAAAGTCTTGTTCCGTGGCTTTAAAAAGGCTCGTGGGTTCCTGAAGAAAATCGAGGGTAAAGAATATTGTATGATAGGATAAACCTCGTTCAGCACGATGTCCCAGTCACCGCCAAACGCAGGGACGTAATTTCCTATGTAGCGTTGGATGTTCTCCTGGAGGACAGGCTCAAGCTCTTCCTTGTTTAAGGCAAGAGACATAGAGATTTCATTCCTGAGTGATTCTATTCTTTCGTTTTTAAGTCCTTTTAAATCCATCATAATCCTATCTGTATGCTGTCTGTGCCGGTATCATCGTTAATGGCCTGGTCTTTTTCCCGAACAAATAACGCTCTTTTCTTCCCGGCTGTTTAAGTTTAATCGCCTGTTTCCTCCACCAGTCAAACTCCGAGTCCTGTGAGACTTCTTTCTTGATGCTTCTAGGGTAGTCAAGCAACTGCACCAGTCCCTGTAAGGCATCGGGCAGATCGTCGTGCGTTCCTGAGGGAATACGCAATAGTTGGTATTCGAGGTCGCCCATACCCTGTTTGTGGAAGATGACGTGCTGTGTATATCTTGGGGATAGCCTCGTAACCATCCGCATAATCTTGTCACCGTCCCACTGTAAGTCTTTGAGGTTGAGGAAGTGGTTTCGCTGGCGCATAGCTCCCTGTAATAACCATTTAACGACCTTTTCAAGCTTTGCTTTCTCAAACCCGATATAAATAAAAGAACCGGTGATTGCGTGGAGGCGTTGTTCCATACTGAAGATGATTTCTTCAATCTCGTCGGGGCGTAACCCTTTTTTAAAGATATAATCTTCAACAAGTATCTCCGAGTTAGGTGTCAGGTAAGCCGGCATAACTACCGAGTAATCACTGTCACGTTTCTCTTCCCAGGCAAGGTCACAGGCTATGGCCGCCTTGCAATACGAGAGTGCACCCCTAGAGGTGATAGTTCCATCTTTGTCAAAGAGGACGTATTGCATATTGTCAATGCGCCAATAACGGAAGTCCTCTTTGTGGAACTTGGCGTTTGCCCCGCTTGCAGGGTCGTTCTGGTATTCTTTGGCAAAGACGGAAGGCTTCTCCTTCTGCATCTGGAGTAACTGAGCCACCGACCACTTTTCCTGCCAGAGTGAATATTGTTTTCCATCGATAGTGTTTAATGCCTTGTAAAAAAGTTTCTTAAACTCAGGGTAATGATCCTTAGATACGAACTTCGCCATTACGCTGTCGTCGTGAAGGATAGTCCCTATTACCAAGACCTTACAGAGGTTTGCTTCTCCCGCCGGAAGAAGGGCGTTGTCTATGGTTTCTTTAAGTTCACTTCTTCTCTCTAAAGACTTGACAAGTTCATCATCTTCAAGGTCATCGATGATGATAAGGTCAGGGCGGTGGGCACCGAACTTCTCTCCTCTTACAGAACCTATCTGTTCTGCGCCTTTACAGAGGACCCTTGTTTCGTGCCCGCAGATACGGAAGATACTGTCTCCTTCTGCGTCTTTAGTGACCACGACGGGAAAATCCCTGCTTAAGTCTTCGTTGTCTTTAAGTTCCTTCTTGATGTTTTCCAAAGAGCGGGCTGCCTTAGCGTAAGTGTTCTGGCAGATGACTATAAAATTATACTTAGAGAACAATATCCCGTGTATAGGGAGTATAAAAGATAATATAGTAGACTTAGCGCTTTCTCTTGGCGCTGCTATGGCTAAGAACCTATTCCTAAGGGCCTCCCTAAGTATATCAAGATGAAATTTCGGGGAAGAAGACTTAAAGTGATTAATACAGTAATAAAGACCCCAGGCTAAGGGATTCCCTGCTAACTTATCGTATATTTCTTTCTGCTGAGTATCCAAGTATGCTTAAGCTATTCCCTTTAAACCTTGCCCCCTAAGAACGTAAAGGAAGGGCATTTTTAAGAGCTATGCGGGACTGGGAAAACTATTTTCGTAAAAGTTATAGCGTAGTGGGAGTGAGGGAATTGATTAACCCTACCCAGCCCCCTCCCCACTTCCCCTCTTTCCCTGTCCTGTGCTATCATATCTCTCTCTAACTCTAACTGTTCCAATGCCTTAAGATATGAATCACACTCACACTGTGTGTATGTGTTATGTCTTATCTGTTCTAATTCCCAACCTTGTTTCATACTTAACCCTTAGATTGTGAGGGACTTGGGTTAATCAATCTTCTTACCGCCAAACATAGTGCCTCTATGCTTAATCATATGGCAATCATAACATAAACAAATGATATTAAAAGGGTTATCATAATTATAGTGATGAGTATGCACTTCGCCCAACTTACCACACTCTTCACAATAATCTGTGAGCTTAATAAAGCCTTTATCCACTAATTCCCTTGTAATATACCTTATCTCTTGATTACTCATTTGGTTACGTCAACATCTAAGGCTGAGTTTAATGCCTCTAAACGCCCTAACATACCTTCTAACTTGTCTGGAAGCATAGTAATATGGATACTTCTTGCGTCAGTGATATTGTTTGTATCTCTAAGCGCACCATTGAGTTTCAATAATACCTTCTTAGTCTCCAGCCTTATATTATGGTCAGGCAATAATTCATACTTACCTTTTCCTACCAATAGAGGCTTATTAGCTATTAATTCTTCTTTAAGGCTTGGGATTATATTGTCTATATCAAGATTGTTTTCCCGCAAAATTTCTTTTGTGCGCTCAATTACTTCCGGTTGTTTTGTTAATTCCCACGATTTTACTTCGGCTGTAGCGTATGAAGCATTTGGATGCGTAGATAAATAAGCTTGAGTAGCATTTAATTTATGTTGCACTAATGATTGGCAGAACTGTTCTTTTTTTAATTTCATTAAAGCTGCCATTGATCCTTTTTATTCCCCGCAAAATGTTTCTGTTTCTATGCTGTTAATAAATAAGATGTCTTCTAAGTCTTGTTTGTCTTTGTGGTGCCGCAATTTGTTCAAGAACTTTAATTCGTGGGCCGGCAGCATTGTTTCGCCGCCCTTGAGCCAATAAG